CCTGCAAGGGAGATGAAGGCCGAGCCTTGGTGATCGACCTGCACACCGTTGATCGCCAAGGAGTAGACTGGGGTGATGGCTGTGCCACCAGTTCCGCAATTAGTGCCGGTGCCGTATTGGAGTTGCCAAGTGGAAGCGGCAGCGCCAGAGTTGGCGGACCAACCACAAAGGGAAATGGATTGATTGGCAATGCCTGAGACAACCTTAGTAAGGACCGTCGCTGCCTGCGAGACTTGGAAGGACTTGTTACAAGCCGGGCCTGACGGTCCCACCGCCTGCGCTGAAGCAATCGCTGGTGCAAGCAAAAGAGCTAGGAGGAGAAGAAGTCTTTTCATGCTTCACCTGTTACGAAGTTGATGGTTGAATGGGAAGATATGCGCGGCCAAACGAACTAGCATCTGCTCTTGGCGAAGGTACCCACGATAGGAAAGGAAGTCGGCGGATGCCGCGCAGAAGCCAAAGGCTATCCCAATCACTAACAACCCTACCCGCAGCGACTGCGCCAACCAGTGCAGTGAGGGGTGAGTGAAGCGGGTAGGAAATGCAGGCAAGGGCGAAGAAGGCGATGGCGCAGGGAAATAGTTTATGTTCCCCTTGGGTAAGGACGAACCCCATGACCCCGATTGGAATTGCTGCCGCGGCGCCGTACTCGAAAGCAAACTGGAGCCATTCATTGTGTGCATACTCCGGGATCATAATGCCTGCCGATGTGGCGATCCAAAGGCCAAGGTAGGAGGCAGCGCCGTGGCCGAAAGGCGTGAGGAGGTCCCAAGTGGCGAACCAGATGTTGAAGCGTTCGATGTCGGAAGAGGAAGGATGGAAGGTAATGGCAGCGAAGCCAGCCAAGGCAACACAGGCGATCACTACAGGCCGACGGACCCAGCAAGCTAAGAGACCAATGGCTGCAATGGCTAACCCTGCACGTGAGTGACTGAGAACTAAGGCCGGAGCCACTAGGGCAATATGCCACCAAAGCTTCTCTGTAGCAAGGGCCACAACCACCAGCCCGCAGATCGCGCCTAGGTTGGCTGAGTTATACATCAAGCCCGGCGGGTTCCAGTTGAGATGAAGGACTGGCTCGAAATAGAACCATTGGAAGATGCAGACGACCGATGAAACCCCAAGGCCATAGGCGAGGCCTTTCCAAAGAGCTGGGAGGGAGAGGTCCGTTGATCCTAGGCGAAAGGCCAAGGCTACAATCGACAACATCCACAAGGCCTCAATTCCATTCAAGACGTTCGTGGTCCACAAGAGCGAAGCTGCCGCGTAGCCTAGGAAGGCAAAAAGCACCCAATGGAGCGGGCCTACTTCAGCCTTGCTCCAAAGGGTCAGGGGGAGGAGACAGGAAAGCACGGCCCAACCAGTCGGCAACGTAGCGCCGGTGTAACCCGGAACAAACGCAGTCGAACTGATTAGGCCGAGCCAGAACATTAGCTTGCGCTTATGCAGGAGTAGCTGACCCGAAGGCCAGCGGCTGATGCCATGGTGACGTTGAAGCCCGCCGTGGAGACGGTCCAACCAACAGGGCTTGCGCCTGTGTTGGATGAGAACACACACCACGGAGTCGAGAGGTAGGCTCGGGCGAAGACCACCTGACACTGGGTCGCGGTGCCGCCGGTCTGGAGAGTACCAGCCGTGTCGGTACCAGCGATCGAGCGGGAAGTGCTGACGCCAGAAATAGACTGAGCCACGCCACACGAGGCACCATCGTAGGACGGCGTCGTGCTGGTGGAGTTCAGATGGCCCGGGAAGTAGACACCATTGGTGGTGTCGAAGCCAATCGGGCCTGAGCCGTCCTGCGACAGCTGAACCGATTTGGTGATGTTCTGCGCTACGACACCGCCAAGGCCAATTGCCAAGGCTGCGAGGAGCGGAAGGGCGAGACGCTTGAGGTTCATCATTCTCTCCTACAGGAACCGATACCAAGTGTTGGCTGTGGTGGAATACTCCCAGCCAGATCCTTGAGCTATCGTGCCGCCAGAGGTGCAAGAGGTCGGGTTGGTTCCGACAATCGCTACACTAGCAGGCAAGGTTGCGGTGATCGTCAGGGTGGTAACGGAACCACCCGGGCAGTTGATGATAACGCGCTGTCCTGTATAGGGAGCGGTTGGGAGGTTGACGGCCCATGTGGTGATAGCGCCAGTAGCAAGAACGCTAGAGGCGGTAGCAGCAACTTGGGTCGAGACCGTAGTGCCTGCCGCGACGAGGGTGTGGTTGGCACCTCCCCGTAGAATGTAGGCAGGCATAGCAATCTGTGAACCACCTCCCGGCAACGCCCCGAGAACAATCTCGTTGCCGGTGATGTTGAGAGTGGCTGGGACTTGGGCCCAAGCAAAGCCGGAGGCAAGTGCCCCGACTAAGCCTAGACCCAGAAGCCAGCGTTTGAGCTTGCTCACGCTGACCTCCTTAGTTCGCAACCGTGATACCGGCAGGGTATCCACCGATGATCGAGTTGTCAGTGCCTTGGTACATCTGGTCCGGACGATCGAGGACAACGCCTGCGACGATCTGACCGGCCGTCATGGTTGCGCCAGCTACGGAGTACAATAGGCGCACGAAGCGCGGAACTGCAATGCCGTCAGGCGGACGCGGGAAGTCCATGTCGAGTAGGCGAGAGCCGGCGTTCAGCGAGGCCAGAGCGTAGGCAGGCGAGGACCACCAAGTGCTGAAGGCAGCCGGTGCACCGGTGCCATCATCAACCGCACCCTGCAAGGCAACAGCCAACGTGCCGGCGCCGCCAGAGGTGAAGGTCGTGGTGACCTGCACAAGGAGCTTCAGCGCCGGGTCATCACCGACACCCATATCGCGGGCGCCACCGCCAGCCGAGGACGCCGGAATACCAGAGGTGATTCCGTAGTCGAGCGTGTTGGTAGAGGCGTAAGTGCCAACCACCTGCGCGAGATTGCGCGGGGCAGAAGGCAGATCGAACATTTGGAATGCGTCAAGAATCATCTGATCGACTCCCTTAGACCAACGCGGTCTCATTGTTGAGGATAGCATCGCAAGTACGGATTGGGATGCCGCGGAAGGTGGTGACGACCTCGCCGTTGAACTCTTCAAGACGGAGCAAGACGTTAGTCTTATTCATGGCCTGAAGGTCAAGGTAGGTTCGGATCACGCGGTTGCAGTAGATAACCGTGCGGCCCATGTCAGCCCGGATTTCGGGAGTGTCCGAAGTCTGGATAGCGGTGGCGCCTGCGGGAGCAGTCGGGAGTTTGTAGAGACCGCGGACGATCAGGTTGATCAGGTTCGCAGCGGAGACGCCGGTCAACTGGGTGATGTCGATGTTCGCAACGCGGACGCAATAGCGCCAGTCGCGTGAGACAAGACCGATCTCCCACTTGAAGTGATCGCGGTAGGCTTGGTAGGTGTTGCCTGCCGAATCCTGTACCGGCCACTCGCCCATGTCCCGATGCTGGAGGCCCGTGATCTTGCCCTTGGGGAAGGTCGCGTGCCAAGTGTCAGCACCCCAGACGACGATGTAGAGGGAAGTGTTCGTCGAGCCTGTACCGCCTGCGTTGAGGACGTTGTTGGCGGTCTGGGAAGCAGTCGTAGACAGGGTCGAGTAGCGAGGGGCAAAGCCGGTGAAGCGTTCCGGGTTCACACCTTGGTTGCCGTAGATTAGCGTCGAAGCAACCTGCTGCGACATACCTTCGAGGAAGGCGCGGACTTCAGACAGGCGGAACTCAGCGGTGTTGCCGTTGAGGTCAGCGATGTCCTTGTCGATCACCGAGTAGGTTTCGAGGTTGCCACAGGTGTCGACGATCTGCGCGGTGGTCGACTTGGCATTCGGAACGCCTTGGTTCAGAAGGCGCCAAGTGGCCTGAGGGAGGCCGGTACGGACGGTGGTCTTATGTCCGGTTGGGAGGTTGCCTTCGACGACCAGCATGTCATCGAGGATTTCATTCGTCTGGGAAAGGAGTTCGATGATCATCGCAGTGCGATAGTCGTCGTCCATCCTTTTCGCCCAGTCGGCGTAAGTCAGGGCAGTTGAGCCAACAATGGCCATTGGTTAATCTCCAGAGTGGGTTTGAGGGGTAGGCGTAGACCTCGTCATGCTATCTGAGCCTTAGCTGTTCGACCCACTCTGGGGTTAGCCGTTCGAGGATGGTAAATGGGGGAATAGGGCTTGTGCGCCAGTGCGGGCTTTGCCACCCGGCACACCAGCAGGGCTTACGCCACCACCGGCTACTAGCTTGCCTTCGCCAATGCGTTGGGCAAGAGCGTTGATGACTCGGATCACCGCAGGGTTATCGCCTGCGCCTGTAAGGTCCATGGCTTCAAAAAAAGCAGTCTTGGCCTCAGCTGGGACAAGGTCCAGCGCGCGACCGATGTTGGCTTTGACATCGGGGCGAAGGTCGGTGCCGTTGCCAAGGTCTTTGTCTGAAGCGGTCTTGGTGCGCCAATCAGCCCGCATGTCTTCGTAGGCCTTCATGCCTGCATCGCCTGCGGCTTTGGTTTGGGCGGCGTGGAAGTCAACGAGCTTCTGGGCTTGGTCTTGTGACAGGCCGAGTTCTTTGAACAACGGCGCAGCCGATTCGATCAGCTTGTCGTCGAGGGTAATACCCTCAGGGGCTTTGAAGGCTTCGTACTTCTCCGGGGCGCCAGTGGCGGCTTCGGTCTTGGCCTTGCCTTCTTCAGTCTTACCCTCAGCCGACTTTGACTGATCCGTAGTCGACGATGTTGTCGTATCCGCCGTCTTTGCTAACGCTGCTGGGTCCTTGATCGTCCCGCTCTCGTCCCGCACCGTCGTCTCGTTCCCCAAGGGTTGATTCGCTGTCTGCGTCTGGGATTCGGTTGTCGCTGTCTGGTTGCCTTGCTGAACGTCTGACATTGTTCTCTACCATCATTTGAATGAACTGCTCAGGGCAGTAGGTGATTACGTCGTTGAGAAGGATAAGGCCTTGATTACGCTCGCCTTCCGCAAAAGACATCGCGAGCGGGTCGGAAGAAAAGGACGTTTGGAAGACATGGGCAGCTTCGAGCTTTGACCACAGATATGCGGCCCTGCGGAGTCGCAGCCAGCTTCGCAACAACTTCCCCACGCTCACGGGCTTC